AGTGACGCAGGGTATTGCCACAGCAAAGACGCGCTGGGAGGCGGAACGAGAGGCCGAACAGACCGAGGCCGGGAAGCTTGCGAAGATGACGGAGGCCGAAAAGGCGAAATACGAGCTGGACAAGGCCAAGGCGGCATTCGAGGCCGAAAAAGCCAAGTTTGCACATGAACAGTTAGTGCTGGAAACAGCCAAGCAGCTGACGAAAGCCGGGCTGCCCGATCTTGCACAGTTTGTCACGGGCGCGAATGCGGAGGAGACCGCCGCGAATATTGCAGCAGTTACCGCGGTTTTAGGAGCCTGGAAGCAGGCCGCGTTAAATGACGCGCTCCGGGGCACGCCGCCGCGCGACGCAAATTCTCATGGAAACGATAACAACGGGGACAAGAAAACTGTTCCCGCATTCTTTTAATTGATTAAGCCACTTAATCAATACGAGGTAAAACAAAATGGCAAGAATTGCTTCTTTAAATGTACTCCTTCAGGCCGAGGGAAAGGACTTCCTGGCGGAGCAGTACGGCGCGGTTATCGACAACCTTCAGAAGAGGCTCATCTCCCAGCGCATTAAGAACGTTGATCTCAGCGGCACTCCCGGCGCGGGCACCATGGAGGCTAAAAGGTTTGTTAATCGCAAGTCCAACGCCTACGGCACTGCGCGCGCGGCCGGAAAGGGCCAGGCTGTAAAGGCAAAGCCCGTACCGGTCCCGGTTGACCAGGACAAGGAGCTGGTTACCGAGGTTGAGGCCAAGGACGTTGCGCTTTACGGCGTCGACAGTTTTGTTGAGCGCCAGGTTGCTTCCGATGGCAAGTCCATGGGCCGCGAGCTGGAACGCGCTTTCTTCGCGGAGGCCAAGACCAGCGGCACAGAGGTTGCGCTTACCGGCAGCACTCCCGAGGACATCGCAGAGGAGATGATTCAGCGCGTTGAGACCGTCGAGAATGACTTCGTCGATGGCGTCGAGCGCGACATGATCTCCCTGACCTGCTCTCCGAAGTTCTTCGGCCGCATCCGCACCTATCTTGACAAGGTGGCGGACGGCGAGCACGCCGGCGAGGAAGTGGGATTCTATCATGGGGTCCGCGTCGAGAGCTCCGTTTATCTCCCGGATGGCGCCGACATTATCGCTATGGCGGACGGTTCTATCGCTCAGCCTGTGCTGACCAATGTTAGCTCCCCCGAGAAGGTTCAGCTGTCCAACGCTATCGCGTTTGGTCTGTTCTACTCCTTCGGTACCAAGGCGGTCTCCGAGGATCTGATTTTCTGGGCCGCGCTGCCGCAGGGCTAAGGTTAATTAGCACCGACTAACTACGGCCCCGTTCAAGATAGCACCGGGCGGGGCCGGATACTTTAAGAAACAACGAGGAACAAACATGGATCGCGTAACGGAGATGATCAAGTTTCAGACCGGGGCGACAACCGAAGAGGCAGTTGCCGAGCGCATTATGGCGGAGGAAACAATAAGGGCATACATGGGGTTAGACGGAAAGACGCCGGTTTCCCAGTTCTTTGCGACGATTGTTCAGGTGGCAGTCTATCGGATCATGAGCAAGAAAGCCCAGGCGGCCGCGGCAGAAAACAACACCTCCGGCGCGGTTTCAGAGAGTTTTTCGGAGGGCGCCGTGAGTGTTAAGACGGATTACGGAGCGCCGGGGAGCGTGACAGAAAAATACCAGACATTAATTGACCAGGTATTGCAGCGTGACCTGGGCCGTTTTCGCCGGCCGGTTGTCGTTGATCTTTGTCCGGGGAAGAAGTGTAAGAAATGATTTTGACGAGCGACAAGTTTAAGCAGTTCAAAAAAGATTTCACGCTTTACCGCGGTGAAGTGATCAAAGGCGGCATGTATTCGAACCTCACAAAGGTATTCCGCCCGACGGAGACGACGATTAACACCATGTGGCACCCGGTTTCGGACGCCGGTGATATTGAGACCTTCGGGAGCGACGTAAAGACTATGCTCCGGGCGGTTGTCTACGAGGACGCGGAAATTCTCCACGGAGATCAATTTCTTATCGGTGGCAGCTTTTACGAGGTTGTTCAGATCAAGACGTTTCAGACACATCGCGAGATTTATGTCCGCAAAGTGGCGAGACGGGGAGAGGCGTGATGAATGTTTTCGACAGCATCGGGAACCGCTTTCGCCGCGCAGCCGTTTCAACTCCGAAGGCAACGCAACGGATCATGTCGGAGGCGGCCGACCGGATAGTTGAAGGCATCAAGGCCCGGGCGCCCGTAGATACCGGAGCGCTGCGGAACTCTGTCCGCCAACACACGGATATTGAACACCGGCGGGTTACCTCCTATATCGTTGCCGACGCGGCGAATGAAAAAAGCGGCGACGAGTACGCGGTTTTCCTGGAGATGGGCACCGGTTTGTTTGCGGAGAATGGGGACGGCCGAAAGACACCCTGGGTTTACCAGGACCGACATGGAAATTGGCACTATACCCGCGGAATGAAGCCCCGCCCGTTTATCCGACCCGCGGTGGCCGCGGAACTGCCGAGGCTTAACGAAGAGTTACGGCGCGAGGTGAGAACAGTGCTGCTGGAAGGCGACTACCGGCACACCGGCGGAGGTAGGACATGACAATTTATGACGTGAGGCCGCAAATAGCGGAAGAACTGAATAAAATAGCCCCCGCGTTTTTGGTGAGCCCGGAGGAAGAACTTACGGCTCCGTTTCTGACATACGCCGAGGTAACCTGTGTTGACTATTCGAAGGGTCATGTAAGGCTGGAATACCAGGTTGACTGCTACGAGACCAACTTCGGAGATTTGATGGCACTTGTCAAACAGGTTATTGAGACAATGCACGGCATCGGGTTTGACTTGACCTACGAGACACCGGACGCCAACACGCGCAGGGACTCCGGCGACTTTTGGAAGGCGTTAAATTTTGCCGGCGTCTTTAACGTGGACACCGGCTTTTCTATTCGAAATTTCAATTAAGAGATTTCACGAGGTAAAAAACAAATGGCAGATTTTGAGAGGCTGAGCACTATCGGCATCACTGTTAAGGTTAACAATGTCGCCATCGCGGGTGTTACCGAATTTGGCGACCTGGGTGGCGATCCGACAATGCTGGACGCGACTGTTCTTACTGACGAAGCCCGCGTCAACGTTCTGGGTGTCCAGGAACAGGATAACTGGACACTGTCTTACGTCTGGAACCGCGCGGATTTCCAGGCGCTGAACACCGCCGCGGCGAGCGCGACCCCGGTGGCCATCGAAGTGACTTTCCCGGAGGGCGACACGTTCGCCAACACCGGCACGGTTTCCAACGTGGCCAATGGCGCGAGCGTTAACTCCGTGAGAATGGGCCGCGCAAGCATTGCGCTGGGCGGCAAGTGGGTCTACACGGCCGGCGGTAACGGCAACGGCTAAGGACAGACAGACCGAGAATAACTTTATCGTTCCCCGGGCGCGTCACAACCCCGGGGAATATTTTTGAACAGTAATGATTAATGATGATTATTCATCACAGAAAGGCGGCAACATGATTGCACAGTTTCCCACATCGAACACTTTTGATCTTGAACTGAGCTACAACGGCACCCCGGTAAAGGTTTCCCTCCGGCTGACCATTCGGCAGCTGCTGGAACTGAAAAAGAACCTGAACAAGAGGGGCGCCGGGATTGAAGACTATTATGACATCGTCGTAAACAGCATCACGGACCCCGAAGTGGCTATTGAGTATCTAGGCGCGGCGCTGAACTACGCCGGTAACAACAACAGCATTACAGACGGCGCGGAGCTGTACGACTTGCTTGTCGATAACGGATATGCCGGGCCGGAGGCATTTGTTCCGGTTTACGCGGGCGTTGCGGTTGCATCCGGCATTCTGTCGCAGAGGAAAGCCGATTATCTGATCGAGCTGGCCCGCCGCGAGGGCGCCGACGTTCCGGAGGAAGTGGGAACCGTTGAAAAAGAGACGGAAGCCGCTTCGGTGGATGATGATCCCGACTGGGTTGTTCCGGACGAGGACGCAACAAAAAACGCGTAGATCCCGCGCCGGATTGGTTAACTGAGTTAATCAAAGAAGCGCGGATTGCCGGGGCCGATTTCTGGGGTGTGTTCGACTGGACCCCCGGAGAGGCCCTGGAGTTTATCGACATCACGAACGAGCACAAGCGCCGGGAAGCACAGCAAGAGGCGATAATTTTCTTTTCGACGATTGCGGCTAATTCCCGGATTATGGCCGGGGAAACGCTGTTCATCGAGGAAGCATATCCCTTCTGGAACGAAGAAGAGACGAACAAAATCAGAAAAGAAAGGTTAAAGGCAAAGGCCCGGTCAATGCGCGAGGCAATGCGGGCAAACATGGACATACCGGAGGAAGAGAACGATGGCTGAAACAATTGAAAACAATGTTGCGAAGTTGACGGCCGACACCTCCGGCGTTGTCAAAAGCTTCTTTGCAGCCGCGGCTGCGAGTGACAAGGCTTCGAAGGCATTAGAAAAGTTAAAGACCGGCGCGGCGACGCTTAAAGGCAGTTTTTCCGCGATGATCTCCGAGATGCGCGGTGTGTCGGATTCGACGAACGCCGCGGCGTCTGCGACAGATAAAATTCAGGCGAAGCTTACACAGCAGAAGCAGAATGTTAAAGACCTGCAGACGGAACTCCAGGCTTTAAAGAAGGCTTACCGGGACACCTCCGGGGCCCTGTCGCTTATCCCGGAGAACTACGGAAGCGTGGCCGATTACCGGACGGCGTTGGAAAACGGCGAGGGCGGTTTCGGCAAGGCCGCGGCAAAGAGAGAGTTGGCCGAGCTGAATGAGGCATTGAAGCAGTTTGGCGAGGACGGCGCGGAAGCGACGAGAGCCGGCCAGCAGAAGATTCGCGAGGAAATAAGAAAGACCGAGAAAGACATTATCTCCGAGCGCGACGCGATCAGCAAGACCTCCGGCGAGCTGGAGAAAGCGGAAGAAGCCGCAACAAAAGCCGCGAACGGACAGAACAAGCTGGGAAGCAGCGCAAGAATAGCCGCGGCGGCGCACAAAGCACTTCATTCCGCGGGAAACATTGCGAAGAAGACTTTATCCGGAACGATGTCGCTCTTGAAGTCTGGCGCCGGACACCTGGCAAAGTGGGCGAGTGGTCTGAAAAACGCGGCGAAAAGCTCTTTAAGCCTGGACGCCGCAGCAAAGCGGCTGGGCAAGAGCATCAACGGAGTTTTCGCGATCATTAAGAGAACGGCGCTCCGGTCACTTATTCGCACCATGTTCAGTGGGGCCGGGGACAGCATTAAAGCCCTGGCGGCAGAAAGCGAAGAGCTTAACGCGGCATTGTCGAGGATGGGCGCAGGGGTTAAGCAGTTCAGCAACTCTCTTGCGACGATTTTACAGCCGGCGATTTCGGCGATTGCCCCTCTTGTCTCCTCCATGATTAATGGACTGACAGCAGGCGCGGACAAGTTGGCACAGTTCACCGCGGGCATAACCGGACAGGACTTCTATTATTCCGCGATCCCGGTCCAATACGATTTCGCGGAGGCGATGGATTCGACGGCTGCCAACACGGAAAAGGCAACAAAAGCGCAGAAGCAATACGCGGCCTCCGTGATGTCCTTCGACCAGTTACACAAGCTCAACGGGTCTAACGATATCACCGAGACAGTCAAGCAGTTTGACAAGATTCCGACGAGCAAGATTGGGAAGATAGGCGATTTCGCGAAGAAGCTTAGAGACCTGTTCAAAGCCGGCAACTTCGGGGATATCGGCAATCTCCTGGGCGGCGCGGGGAAGAAGCTCTTTGATTATCTGGACGGTCTGGTTAAGTGGAGCAACTCCGGCGACAAGATTACCTCAAAGATTCGAGCCGTTACCGACGCTTTAAATGGTCTGATTAACCGCAAGGACGCTTTCCGCTCTGCGGGAACACTTATCGGCGACACACTGACGACTTTGGCCCGATCTGGGCGTGAGTTTTTTGAACATACGGACTGGCGGGGCCTGGGAGATTCTTTAGGCGAGCTCTTCAATAGCGGTATTCGCACAGCCGATTGGGGCGACGTTGGAAGGGTTCTTTCGGACGCATTCATGACGCCTTGGAATATCTTTTTAGGCTTTGTCCGGAAGATGGACGCGAAGGGTCTGGGGAACGCCATTCATGATTTTGTTGCGGGCGCTCTTGAAAAGTGGGACCCGGCGACAATTGGAGAGTCTATCGGGACATTTGTCACAAAGGTTTCCCAGGCATTAACTACCGCGCTCACGAGCAAAGACGAGGGCGGTGAGACGGTTGGAGAGACCTTCGGACGGAAGGTCAAAGACGGACTTGTTAGCTTCTTCAAAGCTCTCTCCGGTAAGGATTTAGCCGAGGGCATTAACTCCATCGTCGGCGCAATTCGGGACGCATTTGGACAGATTTGGGGAGACCAGGAGTTACGCTCCGAGTTTCTGACGGACGTTAAAGATTTCTTTAGCACCCTGGATTGGGCGAGCATGTTCAATGTGGTGGCCCCCGTGATAATGGTTTCGCTCTTCAAGGCCCTCCTGGGCGGGGCCGGTGGCGCATGGGCGGCTGTCGGCGGGACAGCGGCGCTGGTTGCGGCCATGGGCATGGACAAGGGGATGGAAGCCCGGTTGTCCGGAGACCATTCCGCGACGATCAACGACAAGCTGGGCCACAATTCCATTCAGACCCCTTTCTCTGTCCGCGATATTTCCAAGCAGGTCACGGCATTGGCACCGGTCAACAGAGCGTTGGATTTTATGGGACTTGCGAGCGTTGCCGCGGCCCCTTCGGCATTCGGTGGGAAAAACACCTCCGAGGATATGCGCGCAGCGGTCCGGCAGGGAGTTCGCGAGGGACTTTCTTCCGAAGGCGGCGGCGCGGGCCGTAGCTTTGGAAGCATCGAGGTGCCTGTATATCTTGACGGCGAGGAAGTGGGCCGCGGTATCGCGAGAGCAAACAAGCGCACGAATACCAGGACCAACCCGAGAAGCAGTCTGGGGATGGCATATTGACGACAATAGAAGACATTTTTGAGATGATTGATTTGTTCTACGCAAACAAACATTTGTTCGCAAAATTGTTAAAGAGGACTAACTGAATGGCAGCGGAGATCATGTTGAAGGTGGACGGGGTGGCGATCCCCAACCCGAGCCGGATGGAGTGGGGGCTTTATCGCATATCGGCCCCCGACGCCGGAAGATCACAGACCGGCAAGATGTATTTCGGCTTAGTGACGACAAAACAGCAGTTAACGCTAGGGTGGAACATGCCGACGCCGGAGGACACCGCGGCGATTCTCAACGCCTTCTTGCCGGAATATATCCAGGTGGAATACCCCGACCCGCTGACCAATGCGAGAGTTACAAAAGAATTTACCGTTGGAGATATGAGCGCGCCGGTGCAACAGTGGTTTGAGGGCGGGAAGAGATATACCTCCGTAAGTTTCACGATTACGGAACGCTGACGAAAGGGAAAGAGAAGGAGAGAATAACTTTATCACATGAGAACATCTCCCTCTGCGGCATTTACCGCGGCAATAAACAACAACAAGCCGCCTGTCTGGCGGGTCATTATCGGAAGCACGACTATTCCTGCAGACAGAATTCCCGCCGGAAGCGTCTCTTTGAAAATGGGGACGAGCGAGACCGGGCGTTTTTCTGTTGGCGCGGTTGTTGTCTCCGAATTTTCCTTTTCCGTCGACAACAACGACGGAGCCTATGACAGTTTTTCCTTCGACGGGAAAAAGGTAGAAGCAATCTGGGGATATGAAGGAATCAACCAGCTGCTGACACTGGGCGAGTTTTACGTTGATGACTACAGGTATTCCGGCAAACAGATCACTGTCACGGCGTTAGACAAGCTCCGGACATTAGACAAATCAACGGTTACGCTTACTTACCCTACAACGGTTGACGGCGTAATTGCGGCGGCGCTGGACGGAACGGGAATAACAAAGACCGGCAGTTACTCCGGTGGAAGCATCGCGATATCCTCCGGCCCGGAATACGCAATCACGCGCCGGCAGGCATTGAGCTACGCGCTGCAGTTATCGGGCAATTACGGGCGGATGGATTACGCGGGGCGCTTGCTTATCGCCTGGTACGACTGGAGCACGCCGCGGGATGTGATTACCGACTATTGGGGGCGCGATCTTCAGCCCAAGGTTATTCACATCACGGGCGCAATTCTGAACGGCGAGAGCATAGGGGCGACGGGATATCAAGTCAATCTGGGCAACAATCCTTTCTTCGATGATTCGAACAAGAGTGACGTTTCCACGCGACTGTTGGCCGCTATGGCCAGCCATCCGTTTTTGCCGGGATCTATCGACACACTTCCCAACCCGCTTATTGAGCCGGGCGACGTTATCGTTATGCCAAAACAACACTCCCAGGATACGGCGCGGAGTTTTGTTGTAACCTCCATGACACTGCGGGGCGGTCTGCGGATGTCGCTTACCTGCGACGCTGCGGAACCTGGAGAAGCGGACGACCTAAGGCCGAGCGAGACAAAAGCCGCGATCCAGGACGCCGTTGCCGCGGGCGATATCGGAGGCGGGGGCGGCGGAAGCGGAACAATCGAGAACATTGTTGTTGTTTACGCGAGCAACTTCGACGGAACGGCGAGGTGGACCGACAAAACATTAATCATTGTTTTGGATGACACAGTATGAAATTCTACGCATTGAGAAAGCCCCGCGGCACGAGCGGCAAAGTCTACGATGTTCTTCCGGGCAGGCGTTACACCGAGCCAACCGGAGATGACGGCAGCCCGGTAGGACAGAAAGCCAACAGGACTGTCCATAACATTTATTACCAGGACGGTGGGCGGTTGTTCGAGGCCGAGAGGATGTTTTACCAGGCGGGGCGCACACTTGTCCCGGCATTACAAGCGGGCATCAAGCCGACTTTCGCGCCGGTCTACGAGCAAAAAGATTTTTGCATGGCGCTGCTTGACGATAATCCGAGCAAGGACGGCGTTAACGATTTGGACACCCTGGCAACTTACGATAAGAAGCAGGTTGAGATTTTTTCCGGAAGCTCTTCGAGCCGACAGTTTTGGAACTTTTCGGACTATTACGGCGAGACAATTTCCGGCAACCATTGGGACTTCTCCAGCGCCTTTTTCTGCGATGAATGGGGCGTTTACTTCGATATCCCCTCCGGCGGAACCGTTGAAAAGATAATATGGGCCCCGTATTGCACATTTTACGGCATCCGCGGCCGCGGGTTAACCGGCACGCAGATTATTTCTTACAAAGCCCTACGCGGAGTAATCAAAGACGAGTTTGCCGATCCCGCTCCGGCGACTTACACGCAGAGCGACGGAAGCATTGCTATTTGCAACGATATTGATGTTACTGTCAGCCGGCGTTACAAGTTCGCCGCGAACGTATTTGTTAACGCTCCAGGGACCTACACGCTCCGGTATGTTCGAGACGCGGAGGAATACCAGACGTTAAAAGACATTGTCCATTATCAGGACGGCAGTCTGGAAGAAATGTGGCGACAGGCGCGGAACTGGCTTATTGGCGAGTACACCTAACGGAGGACTAAAATAATGAATCCGGACATTGTTATTAAATTCACAAAGTGTGAACATGAAACACAGACCCCGCCGGTCTG